ATATTTGATAATATATACAGCGAGGCCGAGTAATGAACTATACTGAGCTTACGCAAGCTATAAAAGACTATACAGAGAACGTAGAGACAACATTTGTTTCTTTGATCCCTACGTTTGTCCAGCAAGCGGAGCAACGTATATTTCGTACTGTTACTATACCTGAAGTTAGGTCCAATAGTACGGGTACTTTAAACAAAGGGACAGAATACTTACAACGCCCTGCCGATTTCTTAGCGGTATTCTCTTTAGCAATTATTGACCCTACTACAGCGGCGTACACGTACTTGTTAGAGAAAGACGTTAACTTTATGCGGGAAGCGTACCCTGTAACGGCTACAGAAGGTGTACCTAAATATTATGGACAGTTTGATGGTGATGCTATAACAGCGGCTACAGACGGACACTTTATTATAGGCCCAACGCCTAATGCTACATACACTGTAGAGCTACATTACTACTTTGAGCCTAAGTCTATTGTCACTACGGGAACTTCTTGGCTTGGTGAGAATGCTGACACTGTACTTCTTTATGGTTCTTTGGTAGAGGCGTACACGTTTATGAAGGGCGATCCTGACGTCATGCAGTCATATAGAGAGCGGTATGAATCTGCACTACAACAGTTGTCCGTTATTGATGCCGCCAGCAAAGGCGACAGTTATAGGGATGGAAACTTTAGATGAATATGCCATTTGAAATGTCTGTTGGTAGTGTTGGGGTTAAGACTACCAATAATCGAGGGTTTACCCCAGAAGAAGTTGCGGAGTTATGTGTTGATAGGCTAATGATTATATCAAACGATGCGCCTCCAGCAATAAAAGATCAAGCCTTGGCTCACAAGGAACGTATGAAGGCTGTAATCGCAGTCTACATGAAACAGGCTATCCAAAGTGATAGAACTACTGTATATAATGCAATCAGTGATGCTGGTCATAAAAAACTAGCCGAATATATAAGGAAAATGTAAATGGCTTTTAGTGGCAACTTTATGTGTACCTCTTTCAAAGTAGAAGTTTTGAAGGGTGTTCACAATTTTACCGGAGCATCTAACATCTTTAAACTGGCAATGTACACCAACAGCGCAAGTTTTAATGCGGCTACCACTGCGTATACCTCTGGAAATGAGGTTAGCGGAACAAACTACACTGCTAAAGGTAATGCTGTAACTACAGTTACTCCTGTTGCTTCTGGCACAACGGCTCTTGTAGATATGAACAATGTTGTGTTTACTAATGTAACACTTACAGGAGTCCGTGGCGCGTTAATCTATAATGAAGCGGCTTCAGGTGATCCAAGTGTATGCGTGTTAGACTTTGGTGCTGATAAAGCTGCCAGTGCAGGTGATTTTACAGTAGTTATGCCAACCGCAGACGCGAGTAACGCTATTATCCGCATTGCCTAAGTAAAGGAATAGCGTATGCCTGCGGCGTGGGGTGAAGGAGGTTGGAATACCGGAGTCTGGGGCACCCTAAACGCGACTGTTATTGTAGACGGGGGCGGCTGGGGTTCTGGTGCTTGGGGCGCTAACGGATGGAGTGTAGGAGAAACCGTAGCGGGAGCCACGGGTTCAGTAGGCTCTACATCTATATCTATAGCTGTGCAGCAAGCGGTTACAGGTGTTGTAGGTACTGGTAGCGTAGGGTCTGTAACCATTGCAGGCATAGCTAATACATCTGTTACAGGGCTTTCGGGTACAGCTAGTTCTGGCGCAACAGTTGCTTCTGGTAACGCGGATATAACAGCAACAGGGCTTGCGGCTACAGGCAGTTCTGGCGCTACTACGATTATAGGTCTTGGAACTGTTCCTGTAACAGGCGTTGTTGGTACATCCGCACTTAACACTATTGTTACAGAGTCAGATGGAAACCTTGCGGTACTGGGTCTTAACTCTATTGGAGCTGTTGGTTCTACTACAGTGTCAGGTATTGGTAATACCTCTGTAACAGGACTATTAGGTACAAGCGCATTAGGTTCGCCTAATATCGTCATTGTTACTAGCGTACCTGCGGTAGGTTTACCTGCTACAGGGGCTATCGGCAGCATATCTCTAATTACTAATTCTAATATATCTGTAGTAGGTGTAACAGGCACTGGCTCTATTGGGAGTGTAACAGTAGAGGCAGACGCTAACACTACTGCATCCAGTGTATTAGGTACTGGCTCTTCTGGAAATGTATCTACTACTAGCGGCGTTACTCAACCTGTAACTGGAGTAGCAGGTACTGGGGCTGTTAGCGGCGTTACAATAAACTTAACTGCAAACATACCAGCGACAGGAACAGTCGGTACAGGCGCGATAGGCACTGTTAGTATAAATCAAGAATTTGCTGTAGTAGGTTTGTCAGCTACGGGCGGCGTTGGCTCTGTCACTGCTCAAGGTAAAGCTAATCATACCGTTACGGGGGTAGCGGGAACAGGTGCGGTAGGCACTACTACATACATCTTTAGTTATCCGGTCACAGGGGTGACAGGCACAGGTGCAGTAGGTACTGTTAGTGTAAATCAAGCGTTTGCGATTACGGGTGTGTCTGCTACAGGGGCAATAGGTAATACGTTTGTATGGGAGAGAATCAACCCTGCAAACAATGCAAACTGGATTCCTATTTTTGCTTAGAGTATGCCACATTGAAAAAACATTGCGTCTTAACGGTAAGCGCGGTATAAATTTAACAACCCACCTAGTTTAGGAAACGCACATGGCTAGTACATATGGAAATGATCTTCGCTTAGAAGAGATTGGTGACGGCGAACAGTCGGGTACGTGGGGTAACACTACCAACACAAACTTAGAACTAATCGCAGAGGCTCTTAGTTTTGGCACCGAAGGTATTACTACCAACGCCGATACGCACACCACTACTATTGCAGATGGAGCTACCGATCCCGGACGCTCTCTGTATTTAAAGTATACAGGAACGCTAGACAGTACCTGCACTATTACAATCGCTCCTAACTCTATTAGTAAAACATGGTACATTGAGAACGGCACAAGCGGCTCTCAAAGTATTATTATCTCGCAAGGCTCTGGGGCTAACGTAACAATACCAACAGGACAAACCAAGATCGTGTACTCAGACGGCGCGGGTTCGAGCGCAGCAATGGCTGAGATTGGTACTTTAGGCGTCACTAATCTGAGTGTGTCTGGTGATATTACTGTAGGGGATGACCTTACTGTAACAGACGATATGACTGTTGGTGGAACTCTTGGCGTTACGGGAGTTCTAACAGGTACATCATTAGATATTAGCGGTAACGTAGATATTGATGGTACAACAAACCTTGATGCTGTGGATATTGATGGCGCAGTCCAGCTAGACGCAACTCTGACGGTAGGCGCAAACGACCAAGGCTATGATGTTATACTGTATGGGGATACTGCGGCTAGGAATGCTACGTGGGACAGTAGCGCAGATAGTTTGATATTCACGGACAATGCTAAAGCTGTCTTTGGAACAGGTAGCGATGCGTCAATACTTTTTGATGGCACTGATATGAAGGTTGGTGCTACCGCAGGGCATTTAGACCTATTTACTTCTGAAGTAGGCTCATCTGTACGGATACTAGGCTCTGGAGAGTCGTTAGCTGAGTTTACTGATGATGGGGATGTAGACCTATTTCATAACGGTACTTTAAAATTCTCTACTACAGCCACTGGTGTAAACGCAGTGGGCGGCGTTACTGTAGATAGCGTAGCGGTCAAAGTTGCTGGTAAAGAGACAATCTTCGTGCCAGCAGTTGCTATGTACCCAAGCACAACCAATCCGTGTGCTGGGCCAGAGCAAGTGGAAACAACAGCACTACGGCCTGATTTAAAAGTCTTAGACTTTGCGGCTGATGCGGATGATTTTGCTCAGTTTGCTATCGCCATGCCTAAGTCTTGGAACGAAGGAACTGTTACCTTTCAGCCTTTCTGGACTGTGACAGGCACAAATACAGGCACAGTGGCTTGGCAATTGGCAGGTATCGCTGTTAGCAACGATGACACCATAAATACAGCTTTTGGAACACAAGTTGCGACCACAGCACTGGCCTTCAGCGGCACGTCAAATGACTTGATGGTTAGCGCAGAAAGTGGCGCAGTGACAATCGCAGGAAGCCCAGCCGCAAATGATATGTGTTTCTTCCAAATAAACCGTGACACTAGCGCGGACGCTCAAACAGGTGCAGCAAGGCTTTTGGGTGTTAAGCTATTCTTTACAACTGACGCAGCAAATGACGCATAGGTGAAAAATGACTGGTTTTGGAATAAATGTTCTTGGGTTTGGTTCTGGCGGCGGCTCTGCTACAGTCGAAATACCAAGTCAAACCGCTATAAACGGTCAGTCAAACTATGAGGAGGTTGTAGCCTCTAATTTTATTAAGGCTGGGGATACTTTGGTAATTACTTCTGGTTTTTGGGTCTGGTCAAACGACTCTTCGCCAGCATTAACTGTAGATGTTTCAGACATAACTATTGAAAACAACGGCAAGATTATAGGGCATGGCGGGGAAAATAACGGCAGCGTGGGCAGTCCCGCAATAAAATTAAATTCGGGAATCACTGGAGTTACGATTATTAACGCATCTGGCAGTTATATTGCTGGTGGCGGCGGGGGTGGTGGTCAAGGGCAAAATGGTTACGGCGGCGGCGGTGCTGGTGGCGGCGGCGGTGCTGGTGGAACTGCTGCTGGTGGAGCTTTAAATGCTTCAGGGTCAAGTGGTGGTTATGGGCCTGTACGTGGTTATGGTGGCGGTGCTGGTGGCGGCGGTGCTGGTTTTAGCGGCGGCGCTTCCGAAGGAGGTGGCGGTGGTCGTGTTTTGCCCGGATCAGGTGGCTCAAGCTCGGGCGGCGGGGGTGCTGGTGGGGCAGGCGGTGCTGGTGGGGCCAACGGTAATAGCTCAAGTGGCGGCGGAGGCGCTGGCTGGGGCGCAAGAGGTGGTAATGGGTATTACGCAGGAACAACCCGTAATGGTGGTACTGGGGGTAATGCCATT